CTGCGCTTGTGACTTCAATTACCAACCCACCTGTAAAAACGATTGCGCCGCCGGTGGCGGTGATGATCAGTTTGGCGGTGCTACATGAGCTTCTCCGCAATTGCTGCCAATCCCGCCGTTCAAAACGCGGCTATCAGTATTGGCTCAAAAGTCCTTGGCGGTGTAGTCGGTAAAATCTTTGGCGGTAAGAAAAAGAAAGCCGACTTCTCCGACATGGCTCGGTTGGAAAAGAACCGCTACAAATGGACGGTGGCAGGCGCTCAAGCGGCTGGCTTTAATCCGGCCTTTGTCCTGGGTGCTACTGGTGGCAATCAACTCAACGTCCCCCAGGCATCGGCTGACGATCTTGATATCGGCTCTATGGCCGCGTCAGCCGCTCTCTTTGGCGTTTCCGATTACTTCGCAAACGCTCAAAACAGGGAATTGACCGATGCGCAAATCGCTCTCACCAAAGCGCAAACCGCAAGCCTCGAAGATGAAATCAGGCGCGCGGGCATTGCTCAAACACGTGCGGGGCCGACTGGCTCAACCGTGCGTGATGTGTCGGTCACTCCGCCAGAAAGCGCGCCGTCGGTCCTAGGTACGATCGGCGTTCACACGCTCGCCAATGGTGGCGAGGAAACCTGGGACACTTCCCAGGCTGATCCCTCCGCCACTGTCACTCATGCCGGTTCCGTGATGAAAACTTACAGCCTTCCAGGCGGTAAGGTTGTCTCGGTGCCGGTTGCCGATTTTGAAATGGGCGAATTTCTTACCGGCGTCGGCCTGCTCGCCGCCGAAAAGATTGAAAACGCCTATAATACCGGCCAAACCCTGACCCGACTTGTCGGCGTAGGGTCTCCCTTCTCGTCAGAAAGTATGGCGAGGGACCAAGCTGGGCGAATTGCAAAGCATCGCAAATCCCTCAGCGTCAAGAAAACTCCAGCCAAACGCGAGCAAACCCGCGCTTGGATGGAAAACACCTACCCAACCGTTTTTGACTAAGGAAAAAACAAATGCAAAATCTCAAAGGCACTACTGCAATGGCTCTCACGGAACGGCTTAAAGCTGAGCCGGTCAGCCATTCACGGACCCTGCGGCCTGAAATGCTCCGCGTCGTAACCTCTGGCGACGCCGGGTATGCCATTCCCCTCGGCTTCATGCCCCTCCTTCGTGAGGACGGCCTGGAGACGACCCGCGTTCAAATGCGGGCATACATGGAAGAAACAGCCGACCTTCTCTTGAACACGGTTCATTGCGTGTTCTCGGCCTACGCCGTCCCTAAACTTGCCTTCGACCGGTTTGAAGGGTCTATGGACGCTCTCAACCGGGCATATATGGGCAAGCCCGAAAAAGACGGCTCTTTCATTAAATGGATAGAGACCCAAACGTATCACGACGTTGATACGCCAAGACCCGTTTACGAGGTCGCCGGTATCCATGCCCTGGACGCGCTCACCGAAGTAAACATGGACTACGTAGAGGCATACGACAAAGTCTTCGAATATCGTTGCCGTTCGCGCTCCGAAGCCCTCTGGGCGGCGGTCCAGGATGACGTGACGGGTGATGGAAAGCTGCACCCTGCCTTCTTCGACAATCCACAAATGTCGCAAATCAAGGCGTCGTTTGATGAACAACAACACGAGGGTGAAATCCCTCTTACCGTCACCAACGCCATGCTCCCGGTGAAAGGCATCGGCTTTCCGACCAATACCGAAGACCCTTCCTTCACCAATGGTTTGATGTATGAGGCCGACGGTACGTCGCCAACGTATTTGAAATATCGTCAAGCTACAGAAACCACGGCGGGCAACAACAAAATTGCTATCCGAGCCGAAAACGGCATTCCTGCGGTTTTCGCACAAATGGCAGAAAACGGTATAACCGTTTCCGCCGCTAACATCGAATTGGCGAAAGAAACCCAAGCCTGGGCGCTGGTACGCAATCAATACTCGGGCATCGACGACGATGAACTCATCGACCTGCTCATGGCCGGTGTTGCCGTTCCCAGTCAATATCTGGCTAAGCCTATGCTTCTCGGTCGCCAGAAAGTCCCTTTCGGCATGACGCAGCGTTATTCCACTGACGCTGACGCCCTTCAAGTCTCCGCAACACGCGGCGTAGCAGGGGCGGAAATGACAATCCGCGCGCCTCAAATGAATACCGGCGCCGTGATCGTTTTCATCGCTGAAATCGTCCCGGAACAATTCTGGGAACGGTCCGCTGACCACCATTTTCTCGCAAGCGATGAAACACGTCGGCCTGATCGGCTTCTTGACCAACTGGACCCCCAGGCGGTGGAAGTCGTCAACAATTGGGAACCTGACGTAAAACACACCGACCCTGGCGGGGTGTTCGGGTATCGCCCGCTTAACGGCAATTACCTGCGCAACAACTTCCGCCTCGGTGGCAAGTTTAAAAAAGACGATCCTCTCGCGGCCTGGGATCAAAACCGGAACCGCGTTTGGGCATCCGAACCGGTTGACCCAACCTTGTCCCGTGAATTCTATTTGGCAGAGGATCTGCCAAAGGAAATCTTCCTCACAACCGTCGAGGATAGTTTCGAATTCTCCTTGGCCTGCGAAGGTCGTATCTCGGGCCTTACCTACTTCGGCCCGATGCTCCGCGAAGCCACTGACGATTACGAGGCAATTGTGGAAAGGGTCGACCAAAGCCGGATCACACAAGCTGTTCCGGTGGTCGAGGATCAATCCGACATGCCGGCTGACCCTCCGGCCGATCCTCCGGCCGCCGCTCCGGCAACCCCTGCAACCCCAAACGAAGGAAAAGACGAATGATAACAGTCACCAAAGAAGACGCCGAATGGGACGTCTTCGAGCTTGCTCCAATCAATGAGGCTTCAACGGCGAAACCCGTTCAAACCGAAGGAAAAGACCAATGAAACATCTGTCTAAAGGCGACGTAATCCGCTTCGAGGACGCCGGTATCGCGCGCCTTGGTTTCGGAAAAGGCAATCCCTCCGAAGAGCATGTCGTCCATGAGGGCGAAATCATGCTCCTGGAACGGCCAACCAGCGTCGAGGGCGTCTTCGTAGACGTGGGCCGCATGGCCCCCCGCCGAACGGTCCTAAAAGCCGCTCCACGGCCCCAAAAACTACGTTACCCTTCCGAGACAATCCTGACCTTCGATCTGCCAACCGGCATCGACCCGGAAGTTCAACGTCTGGACAACCTGCTCCAGGAACGTGGTGCGGCGCTCAAAACAAGGCTTAGACAAGAGGCTGAGCGCCTCAAAAAATAAACATAAGGGGGCCTCTTTGGCCCCCTTTCTCTTAATCAAAACAAGGACTTAAAGCATGGAATTAGACGGCTTCATCCGGCTATACAAAATCTTCCAAGGTGAAGAATTTCTGAAAACCGTCGAGGGGCGCAAAGCCCTGGACGTTTTCAAAGAAACCTACCATTCCTGGGTTCTCAAAGCGGACGCTGACCGGGAATGGCAACGGGATTTCAGCGAAAAAATTAGCAAAATCTGCAAACAAGAAACCCGGCCCCCTGTTGGGAATGCCCCCAGGCTTACCCTAATCACTCATTGGCCGGGACCACGTCGAACCGCTCAAAAGCAATCCGAAGAATTGCGGATGATCCAGCTACAGCCTGATCTTCACTCGCGGTTCGTCTACCTCTGCCGCGAAATCACCGATTGCGGCGAAATCGTGGATCATGCCGGGCCTTCTGACCCGGCTGAATACACAACCCACCTGGAACAACTCCGCGAAGCGGAAAAAGAAGAATACGTTTACCGTCAAGCGGCCCTAAAGGCCGCGCAAATCCTCCAAAAACAGGCAAACCACTTCCGTGTTCCCCTCAATCTGCATTGGTCCCGTCATGTCCTGATCTTCGATCTGGCTGGGACCATGCTAAACCCCATTGAAAGAACTCTCATTAATCAATGGGCCAGCGTCGCCGCTATAGGCGCGGGGCTGGACTATCTGCCCCAAAAAGACGAATGCGGCTTTCAGTGGGGCTACCTCCTCCCCAGGGCGAAATGGTCAACATTATCCGCCCGCTACATTTGCGATCACATATAACTTGTCTATTAAAGCAAAACAGGGGACAAAAATGTTCTGCCTAAACCCAACTTCTACGGCTTCTGCTGGAGAACAACAGTGTCGCAAGTGCAAGCCGTGTCTAGAACGTCGGCGTCGTCACTGGCTAGGCCGCATAGCCGCTGAGGCTTACACCTCGACCTGGATGCGCTTCGTCACTCTCACTTATGATGACGAGCATCTAGAAAGCGGCCTCGGCCTGCCCCTCGAACACCTCAAGGACTACAACAAAGTCCGCCGTAAAAAGTACACGTATAAACAATTCGCCGTGGGTGAATTGGGTGAGAAAACTCAGCGACCTCACTGGCACGTCTTACAATTTGGCAAATCATTAGTCCCCGAAACACCCTTAGACTTCTCCGCCCGTTACTACGGGTGGGCTAAGGGTAACAGTCAATATGAGAAGCCGCGCTCGATCTCTGGATCGGCGGCTTACATATATGACTACATGGACAAAGGGGGGAAGGCGGTACGCCCTTCACCGGGCCTGGGCAAAAGGTATCTTCTCAACTGGGCGCGATTTATGGCGCGCTCTGGAAAACTCCTCACTGACCAGTACGGTATCCCCTACACTGTCCCTAATGCCAGGAAGCCTAAAGGCGGCCTCTGGCAATACACAATGCCCTCCGGGCATCCTTACTCGGTCGAAATGGCTGATGTTTACATCGAAGAATGGGTGGCCTCTACCCATTCAATTCCTCTCAATTACGACCAATTTTCAAGGATAAGCTACAATGGCGAAATCGAAGAAAAAGAAAACACGCGCCTCTCGTACCCAAAACGAGAAAGCAAACCGCCGTTCTAACCAGCCACGGCGGAAATCTACCGCTCAACTCCTGAAAGAGCGCCGCGACATGCTCCGGCGGGAACTTGAGCGAACAAAGGAAATTCTTACTGCTGCGGCTCCTCCTTGGATCAGCACCAACCCAGAACGGCCCACACCACCTACAAAGCCCCAGGTCGTGCAACGGCAAACTCCTCTCACACGCGCTCCGCTCGTTCAGAAATCCCCCCCGATAAGGGAAGGAATGATGCGTGACCAGGATTGCAAAGCGCGACCTCGTAAAACGCGGGGCAATGGTGGATCAAGGGCATTCGTTCCCTGGTGCGAGCGCCGCTCTTAATTTCCTCATTTCTACGCAAATCTTGAAAGGCGGCGAAAGCCGACTTTCGCAAGGGGGAGGGGTCCCCTCTGGGGATACCCCGCAGCTAGGGAGCCTTAGGTCTACCTCTCCCTTCAAGCTTCTATCCTCTTTCTTTCTTCTCTTAGCGACAGCCCCCCGGATGGGGGGCGCTGTCGCAAGGGGGGTGAAAAACCCCCCCTAAAAGAAAGCAAAACAAAACAGAGAATGCCGCCCCCAAAGCCCGAAGGGCGCGCAAGACGCTCCGGCGGGGGCGCTTCTCACAAAAGAAAAACCTTGTCAAAAGGTCTTTCTACTCCTAACCATTGAAACAGCCGGTCAACCCGGCAAAGAAAGGAAGGAAATGAAAATGACGCTCCTATTCCTGTCACTAGTCGCGCTCTGCGCTTGTGACTTCAATTACCAACCCACCTGTAAAAACGATTGCGCCGCCGGTGGCGGTGATGATCAGTTTGGCGGTGCTACATGAGCTTCTCCGCT